CCACAGCCGTTGGCGCAAAAACATCCGAATCCGCTGTCACCGGCTTAAAAGCATCTATCGCATCTTGAACCTCTTGAACTTTAGCCGTCGAAGGAATAATCGGATCTTCATTGTCCTCGACAAAAGTCACACCAACAGTGCCCTCTCCTAAATGGGCCGGCAAAACCCAAACTCTTGTCACGCCGGTCACTGTCTTTGCAAAAGCTATGTAGTCCGATACTTTCCCGCCCGCTGGAGGGTCTTGGAGCCTTTCTAAAATCCTATCTCTGTAATTCTCAATTGACTCCTCGTCGTCAGCTTCAACCGCAATCGAGTCCACTGGGGCTTCCGATTCAATGCCTGAAATAGCACTGACAAGAGTTAGCGTGTCGCCAACGTCCATGTTACCTTGAGAGCCTGCCTCTTCAGCCACAACGGTCGCTTGCACAGTGCTAGAAGCTGGCACGGTAACTTCAGCTTTCACCCGGTAAATAAAACCGTCAGAGCGCACAAATTCTTGATCTTTTGGTAAAGTCCCGCCGCTTGTGCCCGTTACATTAATAACAAGCTCTGCAAAAGTGGCCTCGTTTCTCGGCACCCTAAAAAGCGTGCCCCAACGGATTACAGTTTCTTCGTCTCCGTCAATTAAGAAAAACTTTTTATCAATTCCAAACTGAATGTGGCCATGCAATGTGTGGCTGGCCCCGCCCTGGGCTTTGGCCATAATATCTAAAAAGGACCTTGCAAGAATACTGCTTAGGCTTAAGCCTGATTTATAATCTGACTTAATCCTTTCTATGATTGTCGATAAACTAGGTCTCTGAAATGCCATGTCTTACCCCTGCCCTATCAATTTAAGCCTTTGACCTTCCCAAACAAAACTAAAAGGGATGTCCTCGCCAGTCGGTTTTATAATATTAACACTCCCTCTTATTTCATTCGAGTCAACTCTTTGCGCGCTAACCTCCACACTTGACGCAATGCCGTCTCTAATCGTCCACTGAAAAGCCTCAATTAATAGGTTTTCAAGTTCTGAGACGGTTTCTTCTAACACTTTACCTTGTCTTATCAAAGTCCACAATCTTGACCCAATTAAATCATTTTCTGGGTCCGAAACCGCGTCAGCCCACCACCCCTTCGGGTCATTTATACCTTGAGGCAAATCTTGAGTCTCGACTCTTCTATCTGAAAAAACAGAAATTAAAGCTGCAGTTTCTAAAGTGTTATCCGGTTTTAAATCTCCATTTTCAATAACAATGTCCGGGCAGTTTGTGCCAACATCAAAAAAGCCAACATCTTGTTTCATAAAAACCCCCTAAATTGTTTGGTCAGGCGGGTCTGTAGTTCCGCCCCCGTCTCCGTTTTCTTGGTGCGTGTGAGTGTTATAAGTGTCTTTTAAAGTGTCTAAGTCTGTTCCCGGAGTCCCAACAACAGAGCCAGAAACCTGACTAGCAGCGCTCACATTGGCCGCACTTACGTCGCCGGACACAGTTGAGTTGCCCCCAACAGTTTCATTGCCCGAAATATCAGAATCTCCGCCGACACTCAAATTGCCATCGACTATTAAATTGCCGCTCATTTGAACTAAAGGCGACTGAATATTCACTTTCGAAGCCGCTAAGACTTCAATCAAGCCGCCTCTTTTAAAGTGAATTTTGTCGCCTTCGTCTGTATAAAGAGCGACCTCACCTTCAGCTAAAGACTTTAACCTAAACCTCCTGTCGTCAACTTTCACCGCAATTACATGCTCTCGGTTACCTTGAGGGCAAACAACTAAAGCTTCCGCCCCGTTTTTAGGGTTTGAACTAAAACCGTAATCTTGAAACCTCTCAACTCCCGACCTATTTTCTTTTGCTAGAATCGCTAATTTTAAAAGCTGCAATCCTTCCGCATCGTTTGTGCTTTCAACTACCGCACGGGAAATCATGTTATAAATTCGATGCTTAAAAGGCGTTACCATGTCTTTTACTAAGTCTCTTATTATTTCAACCGGAGTCATATATTAACCCCCAATTGAGAAAGCAGGTCGTCTTCTTTTTTAAAATTGGGTTTAGGGTCGTAAGAGCGCGAATCCACAAGTGTCAAATCTGTAGAAGTCCCGCCGCTAATAGCTTTTTTATGTGTTAGACCAACAATTAAAACGTCTTGGTCTACTCCCAAAGTTCGCGACTTTAATCTAGTTAATTGATTAACACCCCAAAGCTCGCCGTTTTCTTGACGCCAGCCTTGGACAGAAACACTCATTCTTGAAGCCATAGCAAGTCTATTTGAAGCTTCCCATTGCGCCCGAGTTTTAGCTTTATCAGTGTCAACTGCGCCTTCCGCTAACACTATAAGGGGCCTATGTCGTGAAACTCCGCTATCTTTAGCCGTGCCTTCAACTTGAGCGCCACTAATCCCAGTTATACCAGAAACACCACTAGCTTGGCCTCTTACGACGTATTCACTATGTCTTTTCGCAGAATTAAACGTCCCATTGCCTCCAATTAAATTCACACCCTCTTGCAATGAGCTAAAAGCTCTCGCCCTGGCCGCCCTTGTAAGTCTGATATTTCCGCCGCGAGTTGAAACCCAAAAGAAACCTTGGAGTCTTGCCGCCCGGTCCAAAGCTTCGAAAACTTTCTCGCCCGGTTTTACAGCGAATTTATCAATTTTTTTAGGCTCAACTGACAAAAAAACTTTAATCCCAAAAGGGCCGACTAGCTCTTCAGCTAATTTATCTAAAAAAACATTATTAAACTCGCTCTCTCCAGTGTGTGAACAGTCCACAAGGTCGCCGGCGTTAGACCTTCCTGCTACAGAAAAGCTCCGACTCCCTACTGAAAAAGAGGGCTCTGTCTGTTCAATAACCCCCGTTAAAACCCGCTCTTTGCCGATAGAAATATTCAAAGGAATGTCTGAGCGAATAGGCCAGCTTTGCCTAAGTCCCTCGAACTTATCGTGCAAAGACAAAGAAAAAGAGTTAGCCACTGACTCAATTGATTTTGTTATTGAAACAGTTTTCCAACCGCTAAAAGATTTCCCGTTTATGACGACATTTACAGAATCGTCTATAGTCTTGCCGCGTTTTTTAGCTTGAGTTGTGTTGTCTGAAATAAATTCGCTAGCCACTTGCGCTTACCTCTAACTCTTCGCCGCCAATAGCAAAACCGGGATGCTCAATTTCGTTTTGTTGTATCAGTTCCGTTTCTTTGTCAATATCGCCAAAAAGTCTATAAGATACGACAAGCGCGGGGAGAGTTTTAGCCGGAATAAAGCTTATCAATTCAGAAACGTCCGGCGGGGGCAGTGCGTCTGTGAGAGAAGTTTGCAAATCTTTGTTGGATTGAAAAACGCTATCGTCTTCGGCAATCTCGATTTGCTCGTTTAAATCCTCGACAATTTGCTCCCTAATTTGAGTGGCTTCTTGAGTAGAATTGAAAGTTGAGTTAACCGCGCTTTTAGCTTGAGTGGCCAAAGCAATGTCCCTCATTATGTTTTTAATGGCTGTTTGATTCTCTCTTTGCTTATTTCTAGAAGGCGTGTCTCCTACAACACCCTCAAGCTCTCCGCCCACTCCTGAAAAAAGACCCAGAGCGGCAACTGCATTTTCCGGGTCGTCCTCAAACTCGTCAAAAAGTGTTTGAAAAGTCTCCCCAATCCTTTCGGCAAGTTCGCCCGGCGCACTAACAAGGGCCGCGCTTTCGGCTTTAAAATTTCTTAAAGCAAAAGTTAAATTGGCGGCGGGCTCCGTTACTTTTTTAACCGAGTTGTCCAGAAAATCAATAGTTGAATCGATATCGGCAACCGCCGCATTGACCACAAAAGCTGGCCGATTAGCTATGCTAAAGACATTTTCAAAAAAATTCTTTGAGTTTTCAATGTGCGCGTCCGCATCCTGCGCTACGGTCTCGGCCACGTCTTCAACAGCTTCAGGGAAAACAAGCTCACCAGCTTCCGAAAATTCAACTGTGAATCTCGCAAGCCTGCCCTCGTCAACTGTTTCAACAAGAGTGAAACGGCCAGCTTGCACATTTTTACGACCTAAATAGGGATGCACCAAAATCCCAGGGCCTTCAGACTCTAAAGCGTCAATTAAAGCGTCTCTTTGAGAAAAATAATCATCGCCAATTACCAAAAGTTCTAAAGAAAAACCTTGGAGCTTTCGACCAACATCCTCAGAGCGGCCAGTAGCTCTTTGCGGAAACTCGTGGTCTTCTTTATTTCGACCCCCAGAGAGCGTGTGTCTCTCTGTTTTAAATTCGACCCCTTTAAAAGAGCCTTGTCTGAATTTCTCAAGCCAGGGACTTCTCGCCATTACTGGACCCCTCCTGCAAAGCCGGGATTGAGCACTAACGGCCCATCCTGTTGCGCTCTTGCGGAAGTGCCTTCCGGCGCTCCTCTAAAATTAATGTCTAGAACTCCGCCGACTCTTTGTTCCTGGGGTCTTGCTTCACGAGTTTGTTTTAAAACACTGTCTGCCCCTAAAGCACCCCCGAGCTTTCCGCGTTTTCTTTGTTTTTCCTCGGGCTCCTCCGTTTCAATCCCTAAAAATATTTTTCCGGCACGTTTTAAGCCGTCAAAAATACCCTTGCCTTTCTTAAAAGCAGAAACCATCTCATCCCATTTTTGAATTAAACGAACTACTGCAAAAATAACTCCGCCCACGACCGCCGCAATTAAAACAAATTTCAAAGAAATAGCTCCGATAACGGGAAGTAAAACTGCCCCAATGACTTTAAGAGCCGACCAAACAACAATCAGTTTTGAAAGTCCGCTTATAAAAAGGCCAATTGAAAAAATAATAGGTCCTAAAATCGCCGCTATGCCGACTAAGATAGTACCCCACTTCAAAAGCGCAGGGTTGGTTTTAGAAATAGTCGCGAAAAGACTTGTAAGTTTTTTTACAATTTTAGTTATGAAATCTAAAAAGCCGCTTTCTACAATCGAAATCGCCATAGATTCAAATGCAGAGCGAAATCTCGCAAACGCCCCCGGCGCGCCTCTTAGCATAGTGTCTGCCATGTCCGCAGCCGCCCCTTTTGAGTTTTGCAAAGTTTCCGTAAAAACCTCA